TGACAGAATGGAAGTCACGAGTGCCCGAGACGGCTTGAATAAGAGCTGTGTCCGCGGAGATATGACCCGTGTCCCTGGACTCAGCTTGCTCAAGATCACATTCTGCCAGATGCCATCCATCGGCAGCTCTAATAGTTCGCTTGATTTCAGGACCGCGCGGTATGTTTTGGATGTTGAATCCACACCAGAATGCGTGCTCTCCAGATGCAAGACGCCCCGTATCAGTTCCATGCGGATTGAGAGCGTATAGGATTCTTCCCTTGTATTCCTTGGCTCCACCTTCTCCTGCATGGATTCCTGTTTTCTTTGCATCATCATCTGTACGTAGATAGGTTGAGTATAGCTTACGGAGGCCACGAATATCTAGAATGGCATCAATGATACGACCATTCAGAGGATGGCGATACGCTGCCTTCTTTAGATCTTTCTCTTCCGTGGATTCAATGTCCGCACAGCCAAGAACCTTCAGGAGTGTCTTGACTTGCGGGGGGCTGTTTGGATTGAATCCAGGAGTGGCAAGCATTCGCTGCAAAGAAGCCGTTTTTGCGGCTATTTGCTTATCTGTATCCAAGCGAGTGGAAATGAGGGCAGCAGAATCCCGCTGCAATCCGGTCATTTCCGAAAGCATGCAAGGGAATACAAGGGGGAATTCTAGTGCATAGTTCCGTTGTGCCCATGCTGGTGCTTCCAGAATCCATCCAATGAGGACATTTGCGGTGGCCCATCCATCCAGTGCATTGTACTTATAGTATTCAAAAAGATCATTTGTCTCCGCCAGATCCTTCCAGTATACCACCTTTCGTAGAAAGAAGGCATTAAGGAAAGCAAGATCCTTTGGTAGTTCGGAATAGTAACTGTGGAAGAGATGTGCAGTGTCCCAGAAGTAGTGTGAAGCCGGTGCTGCATAACGAAGGAGATATGCATTATCGTACTTTCCATTCTGGAAGATCTTGGGAACTGGAAGAAGATTGAAGCGACGCATCCATGATACTGCGTGCATGGAATCTATAGGGAGAACATAGCTTTCAGTGCGTAGGCTACCATCAGTCCCAGCAAAGATGCCAGTGTAGCTAATGCAGCGAATTGAAAGAGGATTCTTAAAAGTTTCAATGTCCGTTGCAATAGCGATGGACGTGGCCAAGCGCGCATATACTTCCTCACAGTTCGCAGGAGTTAGGAGAGTCCACGAGAATTCAGTGGGTGCAATCCAATCCTCTGGGGAGATTACCTTACTGATGTAGCGAGCTGCAAGAAACTTACCATAGGATACGGTAAATAGCTGCTTGAGAGGAGCAATGAATACGATTTCTGCAAGGCAAGTTGGAAGAGTAAAAAGGGAACCTGCGTAGTCAGAGAGCTTGGGAGATTCAATGTGCTTTCCCATGCGAGCAAGGAGCTGGCGAAGGATTGCAGTATTCGTGGAGACAATGCGAGTGATGTTTCGCTTAACGCAGTATTGTTCTAGCGGAGTGATTAGGGAGACAGGTTCAGTGAGAACGTAGGTTGATACGCCACGGAACATGGATTTCAGGTGAGGAAGATATGCTTTGTCATCCTCATTTCCGAGGAATAGGGCATTTCCTTGCTGCATTTGCATGTGTATGTTAGGGCCGAGAGAGGGGAGGAGCAAACGTAATGAAAGCCCCCGAACCGGATAGGTAAGGAGGCTTGATATTACGTCAGCTTGTGGCTGCGTTTGTGGCTGTGTTCATTGCGAAGGGAATCAGATCACCTTCACCGAATCAATCCTCAGGTACTTCTTAGCCTTATCGCTCTTATCCACGCGCAGGCTAGTGGCAACCAGAACTTCCGCACCCTTGGCATCCGCCATCAGTTCGCGGTTGCTCTTAGCACCGAAGTGTTCCGCAAAGGACTTCATCAGTTCCTTGAACTGGCCCTGGCCAATCTCAGCAACCTTCGGATTGTCATGCGTCAGGAAGTACAGCACCTTATCCGATTGCCCGGGCGAGACAACTTCATCCGAGCCGGCAGGAGTTTCGATGGTTTCGATAGCAGTCAGCGCAACCTCAATTGCTTTGTGTTTCTTATCACCAATCTCCTTCAGTTCCATCGCGATAGTGCAACGGTGGGCGCCGGGAGGAAATGGCTTGAACTCAGGCAGATCAGCAAGGTCATCAAGAGTGCCATCCAGCAGGCTGTCGATATCAGTGTTGAGAGTAGTGTTGGTCATGATGTGTGTATGGGTATCAGTTAGAAGGGGTGGAATTAACGGGAGAGGATTCAAGAACTTCAATGAGTTTTTGCAGGTAGTGAATAGCTTTCTTCAGGTCAGTAATACCTCCTTTGTGTTTATAGCGTGCAATGTATTTGATTGCTGCGCCATCTAGATAACCGCAGTTCCATGCAATGATTGCATCCCACGGCTGAAGATTTCCGTATTGTTTATAGTGATCGCCACCAATCTGGATTGCGTTTACGGAAAGGGGAACAGATGATACGTCTTGTGGTGAGGACATGTCAAGGGGCCTTTCTGAGAGATGTTGCGAGTGCTCGCAAATCTGCTGCTGCTTTTGTTGCTGGAGTATTTCCGGTTGGCGTAGGTGATTGCACCAACTTTGAATGAACAGTCCCCTGCTGGCCTGATCTAAAGATGTGTACCAAGCTAGCACCTCCGGGCGTTGTTTCAAGAACTGTTCCAGATCTTGATCCGGTGAGAATGTCGTTTGCATAAGTAGTTGCCGAGGCTGCAATGTGCTTCTTGTTCTTCACTTCGCAATACACTACTTCATCAAAATACTTAGCAGTGTTGCGAGAGAAGTTACGAGTTCCTGCCGTAGGTACTAGCTTTTGCTTGCCATCTTCCATCTCCACTTCAGTCTCGTGGCTGATGCAGACAATGTTAAATGGCGCTTGCTGTACATAGGATAGGAAAGTATCCATCAGCTTACCTAGATTACCCCAATCATCGTAGTTTAGTTTGTAATCTTCAGGTTGATTCTTCGTGATGTGTGCAATCGCACTATTGGTGAGTTGCGTAAGGGAATCTACGACAACTACTGTATCGAGGGGTAGTTCATTCAATGCTACGCGGGTAAATGGTGCGCCATCTTTTTTACAGATTGCACATGCAACCTTACCATGTGCTTCGCAGATTTCTACCGGCGCTCCCTTGATTGCTTTCAGGAGAGTTTCAATGGCGATGGGAAAGCCACGAGTATCGGGAATGGTGAGAACTTCGATACGATCCTGTTGTTCGAAAGGAAGCTTCTTGAGTGTGTCGATGCCATTCTCCAGATCGAACCAAATTAGATTGAATGCGGAGGCTAGGGTTCCTGCAAGCTGGGTTTTTCCTGATTTGGGCGGACCGAATAGCAGGACACGATGGGATTTGGAAGAGGATTTTTGTGAGAGTTTCATATCGTTACGCTTTCAGGCTCTTAAACACAGTGACTTCACCACCTGCAGAACGAATGAGATTCGCTAGCCTCACAGCTTCGCGGTATTCATTGGTGGAGAGGATTACCTTACTGGTCTTATCCGCTACAACTAGATACTCCGTAGGTTCAGTTGGATCGGATGAGAGGATTTGTTCGGGGGTTGGAAGGTCAGTGTCTGGGTTCATAGCATTTCATCACTTTCAACTGTGCGTTCAATCAATGGGGTGGATGGCGCAATCTTAGATAATTGTGATGTGAGAAGATCGGCAAGTGTGATTACAACCTGATACTCCGTACGATCTTCCTCAGCGGGAGTGCATGGTTTCGTGAGATATTCCGTGGACAGAGTGCATGTATTGATGTATTCGCACTCCCTGAAGAAAGAATAACAGGACTCTCCTCGCATTGGAAAGATCTCTGCCTCTGCATACATCTTAATTGTCTCAATATCTAGAAGGAGTTCACGAATCCAGAGGGCACGTTGCAAATATGTTTTTGCAAACGGCAATGGAATGTACTCGCCATTCTTTGTGGAATATACTAGATAGAGAACTTTGTAAGATGAAAGATCAGGGTACAGGTGGTCCAGAACAACGCTGTAGCCAATAGCCTGCGCGCTATTCTTGTAGGTGGCAGGATTAACTGTTGCAGCTCCTGTAGTCTTGCATTCGAGGACAAGAATCTCACCAGTGACGCGATGACGTAGAACAGCATCGACGAAACCACGAAGCCGAAAGCCATCAGGAAGCTGAATGGCAAAAGATAGTTCACAGGCTGGCTTTCCGTTATGATACACTAGCTCATAGTCACGGAGGACTGCATCACGAATCAGAGCGAATCGCTGAATGGCGAGGATGGCAGTCCAGAGAGATTTGTTTAGTTTCTCATCTTCATCAAAGATAGATGGAGTGTGCCATCCAAGGAACATTTTCCAGATGACAGTGGAGAGAGAAGCACCACTCAGAGTAAGCGCGATTCCTTCGCCAACAACGTGTCCAAAGCTGAAAGTAACTGTGGACTTAAGTGGCTCTTCCGCTCGGTGGACTGTTCGGAGTTTCTGGAGTTGGAATTTACGAGGGCAGGAGTGTAGGGTAAGGAGAGAAGAGTAGGATAGTTGGCGAATGCGGTAGTCAATCTTGCCTGTATATCCTTCCTCTGCAAAAGGCTTTCCAGGAGTGTAAGTTCCTTCCTCGTCAGGTCTAATAGCGGGGTTGATATCCACTGGTGAATCTGATAGAAATGCGTCGAGTGAGAATTCTGTGGAAGGCATTGTATGGCTGCTTGAATGAGTGATGATGGAATACCTAAGTGAGGATTCTCAAGGCCAGGAATGTATGTTGTGAATTCACGCGCACGTAGGTATTGCGGCACTGACAGATGTTCGGTTAGGAACATAAGTTGCAATATCATATATGTGCAAAAGCCCCTTGGTAGGGGCTGTTTGTTTGTGTGTGCCTGTGCTGATGAAAGAATCAAATGGCGTCCAATCCGAGCTGTGCAATCTTATTCTTCACGGATGCAGATGCAGCTTTACTCGGAGACACAGTTTGTTTTACGAGAACAGTCTGCGTTTGTTGCATGAGTCCGGAAACTACAATTGCAATCTCATCTTCACTCATGAGTGTGACATTTTCAGGTTGCGCTTTGAGAGTGCGATGAATTTCCTGAAGAAGGGTAGGCATTCTAGGATGCCTGGATAGAACTGCTTCTTGCAATGATGCAAGTTTCTCTTGGAATTCAAATGCAAGCTTGCTTGTCATGATTGCTGTTGCTCCTGTTCTCTCTTAGCTACTCGTTCGGCAGATTGAGTAACAATGTCATTCATCATTTGCTGTGCATGAAAGTGCATGATTACATACATAATGTTTGCGCTTACAGTTTCAAGATGCTTTGAGATTACATCTTGAATAGCAAGACTAAATACAGTAACATCCTCTGCTCTTGAGGCATCAAAAACAGTGCTATGGGTGTCCATGATTACAAGATACCTTTCGTTCGTGCAATCCAATCTGATACAACAATGTAATCCCGATCTTGCGGGTTTGCTGCGGTTGAAACGGTAGATGTTTGCGAAAGAGGAAACCATTCCTTCTTACCCTCAGTACCTTCAGGTACAAATGGAGTATCATTCACCTGCACAATTTCAAACAAGATTGCTTTTTCTGTGCGACGATGAATGTATCCGTGAAGAGTATGAGTTGTTTCCCTTTGAGTCTTAATGCGATCAGCTTCTTTGAAGTGATGATCTACGGGGATGTCCGGATCTTTAATCCAAGGGGGAATATTGCTCATGGTTATATATCCGTCAGTGAAATGGGTGCTTGTGGATGAAGGTGCTTTGTTAGATAGAATGTAAGCACACTATTGGAACGAGAGTGGGTGATGATGCAATGATATGGAGCTATCTCTAGCTTATACCCAAGATCTAACCACTTCTCTTTGATAACAGCCTTCAAAATGCGAGCGTGCAGGACTCTATTGGCAGTGATGCTTGCCTTGCCTTCTCGCTTTAGTTTTTCCCAGATTGGCTGGTAAAGGCGCATTGCTGTTATCGTTATCACTGAGCAGTTTAATGTCATACTCAGGACGTCTGATGATTACAGGAACAGCCAGCGAATCAACGCATAGCCGCTGAACAGCCACTCATCCAGGGTAACTCCAAAGAGAGTCATGATGATTCCTATAGGTTATCAGAGTGCCTGTGAAGTGCCCCACCCTGTACTAACTCAGGTGTTCCATCTTTCCTGAACTCCCAATAGGAAGGAAAGATACCATCTGACACTCCGATGAAACAGATGGGGAGGATTGCGTCCGGGGCACATTGTTATGCATTGCTTGCTACTAGTATTCCAGCATACGGCTATCGCTTTAAGGGTGCTGCCCCCACACGATGCTGGTGCAATTTTAGATGCTCCACTCCCGTCCGGCAAAGGACAGTCAAGGGAACAAATGCAATGCATAACAATCTACCCCTGAGAGGGTGGGCAGTTTTACATCGTGCCCAGGATGTTTCTATGCCTTCGAGAACTCTTACTAACTAACGTACATTGCAACCAGTTTTTATGTGATTGGCAGATAAGTCCTGGGTAGTTAGGCCAAGAGTCTCCTGCAACAATGGCAAGGCGTTCAGAGGAGAAGGCAGGGAGAAATTACAGGTTCTCCGCCAGGATCATCGGTTCCTCTGCATTCAAGTACGTATCCAGACGACGCAGCAGGAGTTCCAGAACATCCTGGAATTGTTCTGCATTCGGAGTATCCATGTACAGAGCAAGCTGTTCTTGCTGCTTCTTCAGCAGCGGCTTGTTGGTCTTGATCTGCACGAACTTCTTCACGTAGATCTGGCAAGCCAGGCCAACCTGTTCAGGAGTCTTGCCAGCCACGCTAGGCATGACAGCACTATAATCCGTAACGAAAGCTTCCCATTGTTCCGGAGAGATGGTGGCACGCTCTGCCTTCGGCATATTGGCAATGGCAGCCCAATACACCTGAGCAATCGGGAAAGTCTCTTGCGAGATTTTTTCATCCGCACCAACAATAACTGCAGCAACACTCTTGACAGTTGCATACAGAGCATCTTGCAGCAGTTCCAGTTGCTTGCCGCCAGCCTTCAGAATATCCACGATACCTTCCACGGAAGGCACGGGCAGTTTCAGCTCAACAGTCTGGCGCTTATTGCCCAGCTTGTCCTTCTTGAAACGGAAGGTGAAGGTTTGCGTATCAACCAGAGGATTTGCATTCACGACGATATCGGACATGATGTTTTGTTTCCTAGAGAGGGAGGGTAGGATTGTGCAACCGCTTTGGATTAACTGGTGCGGTTGCGTTAACCAGTGATTGCATCATACCGGGTGGGGGATAGCGTGTCAACCCCCCTGCTGCGGGTTAGATTTTGTGGCGTAGGCAGATTGTGCATTGCCACGAATGTAATCGATCACTGCGCGCTGTCGCATGAGTAGTTCTTGATATGTGGGAGTATCATTAATCCATGCGATTGCTTGTTCCATGGTTGCATGTTTTGTTTCAATGGTTACATGGTGTCCGGGGGCATGAGTGACGGGAATACGGAGAGTTTCAGGGAGTGGGAAGGAGAATGTCATGATAAGATGTTACTCCATAGGAAGGGAAGATTGACGAGTGGATGATGAGAGTGATTTACCCTTAAAGAATTCCGCTTTTTCTGCAAGAGTATTGCCAATAACTTTTTGCGATAGGATTCCTTTCGTGAAGCTATCTGGTTCACAGATGATATAGAGTTCCTCTCGTGCACGAGTTACTGCAGTGTAGAGAAGTTCACGTTGCAGCATCTTATTGTGTGATTGATGCAAACAGAGGAATACTTTCCGCCATTCACTGCCCTGGGATTTGTGTACGGTTAGTGCATACGCCATGAGTAGTGCATTCAATTCACCTGCTGCACTAATGCGAACTTCCTCATCACTGTCATTCATCTTAAGAGTGACAATGTGAGATGTCGCCCGTCCACGATCTTCCTTG